GCGCCATCGGCCGCACGTCGGTGAGGGTGCCCGAAGCGCCCTCGGCCTGCACGGTCACGTCGTACGTGACGATCGGCGGCAGCTCGTAGAGCTGGAACGCTGTGTTCAGCTCCTCCCGGGTGAGGATCGCGGCCGGAGCCGACGAGCCTCGGATGAGCTGGCGGATCGCCGTGTTGTTGAGCAGCAGCCCGACCGTCTTCCGGGAGCACACGAACTCGACCGGGCGAGGCTTGCCCTCGCCCTGGATCTTGTCGCATGCGTACCCGAGGTCGAAGATCGGGTTGCTGTTGTTGAGGTCCGTCCACACCGTCGACACGTCCGACGCGATCGACGTCCCGGCCCCGTCCTGCTGGGTGACGAGGTCGATCTGGTGCGTGTCGTCGATGCCGTAGTCGAACTCGAAGATGACGCCGTCCTCCGAGTACACGATCTTGTCCTCGGTGAGCGCCTGCATCCGCAGCCACTCGACCCGAGCGAAGACCGCCTCGATCACCTCGGCGGTGAGGTTGTAGACGGAGTCGATCGCGTCCTGCTCGTCGGACGTGTTGGCCCGCGGCGTCAGGAACCGGATCAGCTNNCCTTCTCCCCGAAGCGGACCTTGCGCTTGATCGGGGGCAGCTCCCCGGAGACCTTCTCGCCGAGCGGCCGACGGCCGTGCAGCGGGGCCTCCGAGTCCCACCCGAGGATTGTCGCCATCACCGGACGACGCGACGTGCCGAGGATGTACTCGAACGCGAGGTCGTTGATGTTCAGGTTCGGCAACCACCGGCTGCCGATGAACTCGTTCGGCTCGGGGATCGCTCGCACGAACCCGAGGAACTCCGGACCCTGGAACTCATCCAGCTCCCACAACATGTTCGCTCCTCCTACTGGAACACGATCCGACCGGCGAGGTCGGTTCGTGCGTCGCTGTCGAGTCCGGACACGCGGGAGACGAGCACCGATCCGTGGATCAGGAGCCCACAGATCACGTCGCCGTCCCGCAGGTTGATGCTCTCCAGCAGGAACCCGGAGGCAGCGCCTCCGGCGTCCGCGGCGAGAGCGTTCGAGTACGCCCGGTACTTGCCGGTCGAGTCGACCTTCGCCATCACGGTTCCTGCGTGCAGAACCTTGTCGCCGTTCGCATCCGCGCCGACGGTCGAGGCGTCGACGGTGATGCCGCCGCGCTTCGCCATCTTGTGCTCGGAGGCGAGAAAGGCAGCCTCACCGGTCACGCCCTGTGACGTGGTCTTGAGGCCGGGGGTGAACCCACCGCTCATGCCGTCACTCCTTCTTCTCGGTCGTCGTCTGGGGACGCACTCGGGCCGCTCGCGCCGCGCCTGCCGCCATCCGGGACTTGGAGGACTTCCGGTCCTTGCCGCTCCCGGCTGCCTGCTTCTTCGGCGTCCGCAACGCTCCAGTCTTCCGGAGCGCCGCCTTCGTGCTCTTGCTCGTTCTCGTCTTGAGGCCCTTCATCCGAGTGGCGACGGCCTTGCCCGCTGCCTCTCCGACTTCGTCCTCGTCGCCGTCGCCACGGTGCTTCTCGATCTCCGCGGCCAGCAGATCGCGAGCGATCTCCCGGTCCTCGGTCGAGAGCCGTGGCATCTCGTCCCGGATGATCTCCATGCCCGCCAGCCGGGCGTCCCGAACCGAGAACTCCGGTTCGTCGTCGCGCTGGCTGCGGCGACTCCGACGCCCCTTGGGCTCATCGTCGTCCCCGCCGCGGTCGGCCTTCCGGTCGAGCCGCTTGACGAGCTTGTTGATCCGCCGGTCGGCGATGCTGTCGAACTTGTCCCCGAGCTTGTCGACGACCTTGGCGACGATCTCGTCGATCGCGGCGTCGACCTCGGGGTCGTCGTCGTCCTCGTCTTCCTCGTCGCCTTCGTCCTCGTCCTCATCGCCGTCATCGTCGTCCTCGGACTCTTCGTCCTCGGCGTCGTCGTCGACCTCGTCTTCCTCGTCGTCGTCGGGGTCTTCGTCGTCCCCGGCGCCGCCTCGGATGACGGGGGTGAGGCTCCCGTCCGACCACCGGTACACCCGGCGCCCGTCGACGATCTCCTCACCGATCAGGTCTGGCAGCTCGATCTGGTCCATGTTCAGGTCACCCCCGTGATGGTTCCGTCGCGCTGGCCCCGGTCGTTGGTTCCTGGGCGGACGGCCCCGTGTGGTTGCGATGCGGCGACATCATGACACGCGCCGTAGGACCGGTCAGCGATACTGGACGGCGTGACGTCTTACGTTGTGGTCGCGGGGTCCCCGCCGGGGACGGGATCCGACGTCGTCGAGGCGCTCGTCGTCTCACGCGGCGACGAGCTGGTCGTCCTCGGGACGGGTCCTGTCGCCTCGGACCTCCGCGACGTCGCCGGGTGGCCCGGAGCGACGATCGAGTCGGTGACATCCGGGCTCGCGTACCACCTCGTCGACGGGCCCCACGTGTTCGACTCCGACGACCTCGACGCGCTCGCCGCGGTCTACGGGCTCAGACCTCGGTGAGGTCGATCTCCCCGGCGAGGAGGTCGATCAGGTGGTCCTCGAAGATCGCCGCGGCGGCAAGGCACACGTCGTCGTCGGTCGACGAGCCGAGCGCGTCGATCCACCGGAGGAGCCCGTCGGCGACGTCGTCAGCGCGGGTCGCCAGCTCCTCGACTCGGTCCTGCTCCGCGGTGGCGTAGCGCGCCAGGCCGAGCGGCGCGCCGGGTGACCGGATCCACCGGTCGAAGCTCTCGGTCTCCGCGAAGGCCGCGTCGTCGACGATGCCGGCGACCCGGTACGGCGCCCGGCGCCCGAGGACGGCGACGTGGGAGCCGCGGCGGTCGACCTGAGCGGTGAGCCAGTCGACGACGACGATGTCGGCGGCGTCGGCCGGGCGTAGGGACAGGTCGCCGATCTCGTCCGCGGCGGGGAGCGTCCCGACCCACGGGAGGCCGGTCGCGTCGGCGAAGTGCTCGACGAGGATCGCGCCGGTATCGCCGGTCGGCGCCGGGAGGACTCGACCGCCGAGGACGCCGAGGTGGGAGCGGACCTCCGCGACGATCGCCGTGTGGAGGAGTGCCGGGCGGGAGGACGTCACGGGCGCAGCGTAGGCGACCGCTTCCGGTTCCGCGACTCGCGGTGAGGGGCTCCTACTCCGGGGCACCGCGGGTTGCGGCGCTCCGATCCCGACCCTACTTGCGGAGGTTCCAGCGGGTGCCGCCGCTGTCGGTGAACCACCACGAGTCGGTGCCCGACGCGTAGATGCTGAACCGCTCGGGGTGCGCGCGCATGTACGGCAGGCGCAACTCGACGGGCAGGTCGTCGAGGTCGAGGTCGGGATCGTCGACGAAGTCCTCGGGCAGCTCGTCGACGCCGAGCGGGTCACGGTCGTCAGGCGAGCCGGGGATCCGTCCACCGATCTCGCCGTCCGGACCGATCCGACGTTCCTCCTCCGGGCGCGCCTTCAACTCGGCGTTCGCCGCGTCGCGGTGCGGTTGGATCATGCCGGGCGCCCACGGGATCACGAGCGACCGGCAACCCCAGTGGAACGGTGGTCGTTGGAAGTCCCCAGCGAGCGTGTCAAAGGGGTCGTCGATGTCGCGGATCTGACCGGCATGGAGGCACACGATCGTCGTGTTCGAGTCGATGTGCGCGAGTACCTGCTTCCGGATCGGGTCGCCGTCGTGACCGCGTCGGCGCGCCTCAGCGTTGAAGGTTCCGAGCCCGGCCTGCGTCACGTCGTTCGTCGCGCCGACCGACTGGGCTCGGGCCGCGGAGCGAAGCTGCGCCGCGGGGCGCCGGACGACACCACGGCCACCGGTCCGGACCGGACGGTCCGAGGTGAGCTGACGAACGAGGTCGTCGCGGTCGCCGTTCCCGCCGGTGTCCCACTGGGTGGCGACGGTGTCGATGTCGGCGAGGGACCGGTCGACGATGTGGTCGACGGCGTCGTCGAACGCTGAGCGGGCCGCGGTGACAGCGTCCTCGACGGCGACCGAACCGAGCGCGACCGCGGCGGTCCCGGCGTACCGGCCCGACATCGTCGCTTCGACCGCGGCGAGCTGAGCCGCGAGCGCCTCGGACGCCGACGTCGTCGATCGGCCGAACAGGCGAGCAGCGACCAGCGCGGCGGAGAACCCGGCGGCGGCGACCAGCGCGGCGACCTCGTCCCACACGGGAGCCGAAGGTGCGACCGTCGGGGCCGCGGCGAGGAGCGCGGCGATCGTCTCGGCGATCTCGGCGTACGTGGAGTCGATCTCCGCGAACGCCTCGGCCTCGTAGTCGAGGGTCGTGTCGGAGAGCTGCTCAGCGGACGCCGAGACCTCAGCCCCGGCGGAACGCCTTGCGCGTGGCGCCACGAAGGCGGGCAGCGGCGGCGGGCCGGAACCGGTAGGTGCGGGCGATGTCGGCGCGCTCGTTCTCCAGCTGCTCGCCGTACGGGCGACCATCCTGGACGCCGCGAGGCTCGGGCCCGTCGAGGGTGCCGTAGCCCTTCAGGTGGCCGTCGACGTCGGTGACGGGGACGTTCTGCGGCGTGGTCGTCATCGGGGCCTCCTCAGGTCTCGGGGGTGACGCTACCAGGCTGCGTCGAGGTGACGGTGCGACCGGCCTGCGTCGAAAACCGGCCGGACTCACCGCCGGTCGCGGCCTGCTGGTCGGACAGCTCCTTCTCGATCTTCGCGATGTCCTCGTCGTCGTAGCCGCGTTTGCGGAGCGCCTCGCGGCGGGAGATGAGTCCGGCCTGGTAGTCGTCGCGGATCTGGACGTCGTCGACGATGTAGCCGGTGCCCAGACGGATTTCGATCTCGGTGTCGGGGAAGCGGCCCTCGTCGGGGTCGACCTCCTCGCCCTGCGCGTCGGTGAGGCGGATCGCCCACTCGGGGATCGCGCCGCCGTCGGCCGCGGTGTGGTTCTCGTCGGGCTCGGCGGTGTCGAAGTCGTCGTCGACGGGGTCGGACTCGTCGACGAGCGCGTCGTACAGGTCGAGGGTCTTCGAGAACAGGACGCGGAGATCGCCACGGAACCGGGACCGGATCCGCTCGAACGTGCCCTCGGTCTTCCGGTTGAGGATCTCCAACGCGTAGCCCGAGACGGCGCCGAGACCTTGGATCGTGTCGGGCTCGACGCGCGTCAGGCCGAACGTGTTGTAGATCTGCTCGGCGAGGACGGCGCGCTGGTGCTCGATCAGGTCGGTCTCGGTCGGGAGCTTGATCGCCTCGACGCTCGTGCCGCCGGGGAACGTGAGGACGTCGCCGACGTCGGTCGACAAGATCCCGTCGCGCTCCAGCTTGAGGTTGGCGGCGTCGCCGACGACGACGATGTTGCCCGACGAGTTGTAGCGGGTGATGAGCCAGCCGGACTGCTCCGCGGCGTTGTACCGGTCGGCCGCGGCCATCGACTGGTCCGAGATCGCCGACCCGCCCCGCGACGCTCGGAGGCCCTTCGTCCGGGCTCGGAGGAGACCCCACGGCATGAACGGGTAGCCGGTCCACACGTCGAGCATCGGGTCGTCGCGCTCGCGGTCCTGGTCGTCCCACCAGACCCGCTTGCGGCACTCGCGCCAGACGCGCTCGAAGTCGACCGAGACCCTCGTCTCGACCGTGTAGACGGTCTCCTGGACGACCTGCTTCTCCCCGCCGTGCTCGTCGTCGACCCAGATGACCTCGGTGACGCCGACCTCGCCCATCGTGTCGCGGTCGATCCAGTCGATCCGGACCGCCTCGGCCTCCCACAGGTCGTAGAAGACCGACTGCTCGGTGTCGTCCCACCGGAGCTGGACCGGGACGTCCCCAGCGATAAGCGCATCGGCGAGCACCTCGGTCACGGTGACGTCGCCGGCGTCGCCGGACCCGGAGAGCTGGGAGGAGAGCTGGAGCGCGTTGTCGATCACGTCCTGCACGGCGGGCGCCGTCGCGGCGACCTCGAACGAGTCGCCGAGCTGGGAGGCGATGAACCAGACGGACTCCTCGATCTGCGTCGAGTAGGCGTGCTTCCGCTTGTGCTCGGGGAGCCGGTCGCGCCACGGGTCGAGCCCGGCGTCGGTCAGCGCCTTCAAGTTCACGTCGTCGTACTGCTCACCGGCGACGTACTTGCGGCGCTTCGCGATCTCGAAGATCCGCCACTGCTCGGCCTCGACCTTGTCGGAGTCGCGCTGACCGGGTCGGGACGTGGGGGCCAGGACGATCCGGAGCTTCTCACCAAGGCGCATCGGGACGAGCGGCATGCCTGGAGCGTAGACGCGGGACGACCCACCGCCGGGGGAAGCGGTGGGTCGTCAGCGAGGTTGCCCCTTCGCGGGCTCGACTCTACCGGCGGGCCCGGATCCGGTCGAGGAGGATCGCAGCGCACTTGC